TTTTTAAAGAAAGCAAGTGTAATTGTAATTGCTGCTGGTACACAAGATGTTGTATTTAAATATGGGTTTGATTATAAAACAACCTATACAAGTAGAACATTTACAAAAGATTTTATTGGTGGTAGTGCTGAGTATAATATAGCAGAATACAACGTAGGGGAATTCTCTACTGGTATTGCTATTAATGATATTGTTATGCACTTAGGTGGGTCAGGTAAAATATTACAATTTGGTGTGGAAGTTCCAATTGAAGGTGCTCCTGTCAGCTTACAACAATTAACAATCTATTTGAAAACAGGGAAGATGGTATAATGTCAAACTATGTAAAAGCAACAAACTTCTATACAAAGGATGCCTTGCTTACAGGTAATCCTAGTAAGATTATTAAAGGTGCTGAGATTGATGATGAGTATAATGCTATTGCTACTGCTATATCTAGTAAAGCAGATACAACATCTCCTACAATAATATCACCTACATTAATAACTCCAGTATTAGGTACACCTTCAACTGGTACACTAACAAATTGTACAGGATTACCAGTTTCTACAGGAGTAAGTGGATTAGCTACAGGTGTTGCTACATTTTTAGCTACTCCAACAAGTGCTAACTTAGCAGCAGCAGTTACAAACGAAACTGGTTCAGGTGCATTAGTATTTGCTACTAGTCCAACTTTAGTTACTCCTGCTTTAGGCACTCCAGCTTCAGGTGTATTAACTAACTGTACTGGAACAGCTTCAGGATTAACTGCTGGACACGTTACTAATGGTGTTTACACTACAAACTTTACAGGTACAAATCAATCTACAGGTGCTAGTGGCTTTCAGAAATTCCCTGGTGGATTAATTATGCAATGGGGTAGTGTTACTGTATCTTCTTATAATTATTCAGCAGTTACATATCCAACAGCATTTACTTCAGCTACTCGTAATATACAATTTACGATACAGGCAGGTAACTTAGGAGATACTGAAGGTGCTTTGACAGCTAGTTCAATTTCTACAACTGGATTTAGTATATTTACTAGTATGTCTAGTTCATTCCCAGTATATTGGTTAGCCATTGGTTATTAATTTAAAAGGTATATAGAAAATGGGATTAAAATTAAAAAAACTAGGTAAGGTTTTTGGTAAAGTTGCTGGAGTTGCTGGAGCAATTACAGGTAATCCAATACTATCTGCTGCTGGAGGACTTCTTTCAGGCGGTGGTGGGGGTGGTAGACAATCCGCACAAGGTTCAGGATTTACTCCTTATAGTATAACAACAGGTTTAGCGACTTCTAAAGTAGACCCTGCTACTAGAACAGCAAGTTATACGCTTACTCCTGAAATGACAGCGTTCCGTGACCAGTATTATGCTGGAGCGAGAAGTGCGTTACCTTCAACTGAAGACATTGCTTATGCAAACCAAGTAAGTGATTATGGTAAGGGATTATTTAGTCGCGCAACAGGTATGGATACTGCTGCTATGACAAAAGATTACTATAATCAACAACAGGCATTATTAGAACCATCTCGTGCTCAAGAATCAAGCCGTTTAAACGATTTACAGTTTAGCCGTGGAACTCTTGGTCAGGGTGTTGGTATGGGTCAAGGGTATATCAATCCTCAACAATATGCTCAAGCAATGGCTCGTGAACAACAAAATGCTGCTCTTGCATTAAGTGCAGAAGACCGTTCTCGTGCAATTCAAGGTGAAGACTTACAACGTGCAGGTGCTTTGTATGGTTTAGGTCAATCTTACCTAACAGACCCATATAACACAGCTAATCAAATTATGAATTATGGTGTGGGTATTGAAAATAGTGGGGCTAACGTAATGGCTCAAGGTTTAAATACTGGTATTAATGTTGGACAACTTGGTAATCAAACTGCTATTGCAAATTCAAATATTAACCAACAAAATTATTTAAATAGCTTATATAACCAAAGAGCTAATGATGCTACTTGGACTAGTGTTGGAAATGCTATAGGTAATATAAATTGGGGTGGTTTGTTTAGTGGTGGTCTTCCTTCTACTGAAGGTGTGCAAGCATATCAACTAGGGCAATCTTCTTATGTAGACCCAACCTTATATGGTGGTGTGCGAATCCCTGGTTTATCTTACTAATAAGAAGGAATAATAATGGCTGAAATAGTACAAGGATTATTTGGGGTTTCCCCTGAGCTGTTTAAACAACAGCAAGATATGCAGTTTCGTGCTCAAGCATTAGCTGAAGCTCAATTAGACCCTAGACAAGGTATGGTTTATGATGCGGCTATTCGTGGTCGTCAAATTGGCAGAGGTTTAGGTAGTTTGTTGGGTGCACAAGACCCAATGCTTGCTAGGCAAACAAAAGAAAATCAATTATTACAAGAAGTGCAATCCTCTTTGTCACCTGAAGATATGCAAGACCCTTATAAATTAAGTGCTGCTGTATATCAAGCAGCTATGCAAGCTAATTTGCCTGAGTTGGCTAGTAATGCCTTTCAAAATATGCAAGTAGCTAGAACTCAAGCTATTGCTCAAGGTAAAGACATTGCTATAACTACAAAATCTTATGCAGAAGCTGAAAAAGCTTTAAGAGAAAAAGAAAATGTAGTTACTCCACAAAACCAAGCAGAAGCTATTGTATTAAATATGTATGTTAAACAACAAGGTCCTGAACAAGGGGCTTTAGCTTTTGCTGAGTGGAAAACTGCTAACCAACGTAAAGTTCAAGAGGGTGCTAATCCTTCTATTGTTCCAACAAAAACTGCTGCTGGTAATGAGATTGGCACGTTTACTGACAAAGGTGATTTTATCACTAAGAAAGGTGAGTTTATACCTAAAGATGAAATGACTGCTTATAGAACAGAACAAAATGCTGCTTTAAATCTATATGATGTTATTAGTGGTGTGGATAATGCTACTGTTGATAAGGCTTTTGGTTTCCCTGATGTAACTCAAAGTGCGGCTTTACGTTTAGCATCAAATCCTGATTTGGTTGGTGCACAAACCCGTATAAATGCTTTAAAAGTAAAAGATACATTAACAAACTTACTTGCCTTAAAAGGTCCAACATCTGACAAGGATATGTCTGTTGTTCTATCAACATTCCCTGGCTATGAGGCTGACCCTAAAGTAATGAAACAATGGATGGTTGAGGCAAAAGCAGCAGCACTAGCCTTCACAAACAAACGAGCATTGCAATACGGTCTTGAAGCTAAAAAGGTAAATTTAGATGAGTTTACAAGTGACCCAATATTTAAATCATTACCTCCTGTTGCTAAGTCAAATGCAGTAGAAAAACTATTGGCTTATGATACAGCGTTTATGTCATTACCTGAAAAAGAGAAGATTGCTAAATTAAATAAATATGTGGGTGCAAATACTGGTCCAGCCCCTTCAGTAAAAATAGGTAATAAAACATATACAAAACCTCTTAATATGACTGACGACCAATGGACAGCATATAAAAAATCACAAGGACTTTAATAATGTCACCTGAAGAATGGTTAGCTACGCAAGAATCTCAGCCATTAGACCCTGAAAGTTGGATGGCGGCTCAAGAAGCTTCTCAACAAGAGGCTAATGCAGCTAAAGAACCTACTTATTTTGAGAGGATTACTGCACCTAATATTCCTGAAAGATTTAATCCTTTAGAAAGCGCAAAACGCATTGGTACATCTGCCGCTATTGGTGGGGCTATAGGAACAGTTCTTCCTGTTGTGGGTACAGGTGCAGGGGCTTTAGGAGGACTTGTTGGAGGAGCTGCTGGAGAAGTTGCTCGTACTCTTGGTACAAGTGATTTAGTTCGGTTTGGTGCGGAAATGATAGGTGGGGAAATTCCTGTAGTTGCTGGACCAATTGCTAAAACATTTAAAAGTGCAGTTTCTGCTTCAAATTATCGTTCTGGTCGAGTACTTTCTATATTTGAAAATGATAAATTAGAAAGAAAAGCAATACAAGAAACAAAAGAAAAGTTTTTTGGTAAATCAGAAGCCCCTATATACTATACAACTAAAAACTTTGATGATACTCAAGTAAAATTACAGCAAGAGTTTTTACCTCCTGATTTAGTGAATCTAGGTGTAACTGACCCAGTTAGCACTATTGTTAGAAAAGACTTATATAAAACCATGCGTGAAGGGACAGCAATCCCTTTTGTAAAATCAACTGAATACAAATCTTTGTTAGATGATTTAAATGTATTAAAAGCCCAAGGCGATGAGTATGCAGATGATAAGATGATTAAAAGGTTAAATCAAAAACTATTATTAGAAGTAAACCCTAATGCTAGAGTAAAAGAAACATTTGAACAAAACCTATTAAACTTAATACAAAAGAAAGGTTCTTATCGAAATGCAGAAGGTGAAACTACTGAAGTAATTAATGATAAGGTGCAGGATGTTTTACGCAAAAGATACAATGAGTATTTAGAATCGCAAGTAGGTTCTCAAAAATATAATGTATTAAAACAAGTAGAGGTTCAAGAGGGAATAGCTAAAGCGAGAGATGCTTTACCTACTATTGTTAATACTAAATTTAGATACGGGACAGATGAATTTGATACGACATTAAACTTTTTAAATAAAACACCTGAAGCAAGGAATGAATTTATAAAAGCTTTGAATAGTCATTTTGCAAGTATTAATGATGCTAAAGTTATGTCGTCAGAATTGACTAGACTTCGTCCTGCTTTTCTTAAATCTAGAATCCTGTCAGAAAAAGAGATGTCTAATATTTATAAAAAGATTGATGAGTATGACCCTAAAGTGGATAGAACAATGAAAGTAGACTTTGTTAAGTCATTATTGCTTGGTCCACTAACAGCAGCTACCTCATCTGAGGTTTATGAGGGTAAAAATCCATTGAGATTCTTCAATATGTAGCTAGAACGCACATAAAGGGGTCTAGAAGCGAATATCATATAAAACTGATACCGTTACATAGACCCCTCTTTTTAAACAAGCCGTAGAGCTTGATTTTAGTGCAAATTTTACTACTTATTCATCACATACATAGTTACTTCAAAACCAAAGCGCATTTCTGTTGCTGAAGGTGATTTCCACATAATATTCTCCTTAGTTATATAGTATAAACTTATACTATACTACTATTATATCATAAGATAGGTTTCTTGTAATCAGTAAAATCATTATTTGTCAAACATCAAACGAATAATAAATAAATCTACTACAATCACATGACCACTTTCTTCACCAAGCATCCGTTTATCCACTATCTCAAACCCGACCATCATTCCTGTAATAAATTCTACTGATACAAACATAATTATCCTTTAGTTATAGTAAAACTCATTTTTACTAATGTAAGTAATTTTCTTTTCTTTTTCTAATTGCTTTATTTGTTGTTTATAATTTTTTCGCATATTTTTTTGTATTTCTTCTATTTGTAATAATCTAATACCAATCATACATAAACTGCTTTGTTGATAGACTGCTGGAACAGTTTCATATTGTTTCATAAATTTATACAAAGTGTAGGCTGCATTTTTACCTTCTTCTTTTGTAATCCAATCTTTAGGTTTTTCCATATTAAACTCCCTTGAGTTTAGCAAGGTATGCCATATCTACATGAGCTTCTTTTCCATCGGGGAGTTTGGCAATAACTGTATCAGGATAATACCCCCTCTTGATAATTTCTACTGGACAATCTAGCTGAACGTGCCATTGCTTTTGGTCTACTTTTACTTTCGCCTTTTTTACCATAATTCCTCCTGTTCATCCGCTAACTCTAGACAAATGCGTTTTTGATATTTCGCTATTTTATCCTCAAAGGCATAGACTAAATCCTCTGCGGTAATTTCCAGTAGGTCAAATATCTCCAACTCATCCAACTGCTCAAGCATTACCTCTTGCAATTCTTTAATCGTGAGCACTAATATTCTCCAATCGTTTTAATTCAGCTTTTGCATAAAATAATATTTTCTTAATATCTCGCAAAGGTGGACTATGGGAAACTTCTCCATATCGATAGCAAGCCCTAAATATCTCACCAATTTGTGCGTTCATATTTTTATATGATATTAAATCTTGCAACTCACTAAAATCTTTTGGAAAAGTATAGTAATCTGCACTTGACCCATCACTATGTTCTTTTTTAACAGCGTTCATACTATTCCATTGTTCAGGTGTTATGTCATTAATCCTTTTTTGCATATCTTTTCCTTAAATACCTTAAACTGATTGGACATTCATCAAACATACCATCCTTGACATCAAACAACATATACAAGCCCCTGAAGTGGCGGTTGGTTTGGTGATTTAGGTAATGCTCCTCGTGCTCGTAACAACTACCTGTGATTAGAGCCATAACCTCTGACCCATCAGCCCTTAATCCGTAAGCAATATCTCTACCTTGTTGATGCCCTGCAATACAACTCTGATGATGCTTAGCAAGCAGAGCACGGGCAGTACCACAAGGGCGACCCATAACACCAGCAACAAAGTAGTGACAGAAAGCAATACCTTCAATAATGATAGGTTGCAGAAAAGGAACAGTTTCCCAGCCAGCTTCTTCATATTTTAAATCCTCCAAGGATATTAGTCCATCAAGTTTAGGGTCGTTGTCAATTGCCCGATTTATGCGATTCTCGTGGTTTCCATACAACATAACCATCCGTGGGTTCCAGCGAGGTTTGTGGTTATCTATCCTCCGTTGCTGTTCTTGTCGTATGGGGTTTAACAACTTATCCATCGCCTCGTGAACAACCTTGATGTCTGCCTTGTAGCGTTGCCCCTCCATACTCTTGCTACCAGCCTTATCATGGCTAGACAAGGATGGCATATCTGCAAAATCGCCCAACATAACGATTATGTCAGGAAGCATATCAACAGCATATTTCCCAATGCGTTCTAGGTATTCTAGGTCGTCATTAGGTCTGACTTGTGTGTCAGGTATCACCATCATCCGTTTACTCATAGTGTAAGCCCTCGTTGCCATTCTGACCTATGTTGTCAATCCTATCCTCATCCCAATTATCTTTAGGACAAGATGTCCAAGCACATTCAGTAACCTTACTCAAATCCTTACCACATATCTGACACAAAGATGAATCACTATCCACAGCCCACTCGTGCCCATCTTTCCATACCGCACCTAACTCATTGTATGTGTTTTTTGCAATATTATAAGTGGAGAATACCTCTTGCCATACCTTATTATCTTCTTTACGATAAAACACTTCTAAATCTTTAAGTTTAATGTTCCTGTAGGGATGATGTTCGGGGAGGTCGTTTAAACGGATTCTCATTTCTTTCCTTTCTTTGGCACAAGGGATTCGTCACGAAAATCACAAACCCTGCACTTAGTTAGTGTGTCAATAAGATATTTACAATCAGGAAGGCAACTTGGCTTAATGAGTTTAATACCCTCATCAAACTTCTTCTTACTACCTTTACCACTAATTATACTATCGCCTGTAATATCATTTTTTGTTGCCATGTCGTTCTACCCTTTCCTCAGCGGTCTTGATGTCGTGGCAAGGGGAGCATAACACCTGCAAATTCCCACCCTCACAAAACAACCTACTTATAAAAGTATTCCAATCTACAAATCCTGTAAAAGGACACACTACTGGTTCTACATGGTCTACATTCACTTCTTTAGCTGGGAATTCACCTTTGCACATATTACAAGTGAAGTGTTCAGCCATTCTATTTGTTTTGGCATTGACCTTTTTGCCTACTGATGCCGCTTTTAGAGTTTCATACTTGGGGGGATATTTTCTAAACCCACCTCGCAGAGTTGAAGTGATAAATGACCGTAACCGACCTTCTGTCCAGCTAGACAAGATTCTTTCCTGAATATATATTATAAACTCTTTTAATTGCTTCACTGTCTTCTTTGTCCATACTTGATTGAAAAATGTCATACCAGTCAATATGCAAGGTTTGTATCAAGATATTCTCGCAGTCTTCTTCTGATAATTCTAACTCTTGTTTACTGACAACATTTACCTCAAACTTCATTTAGTAGCCTTTCGTATCGTGAAATATAACTATCATCTAAAGACCTAAGAATATACAAGCATTGTGCGTTCATCAAGAACTCCTCCTCGCTGGCGTATTGTGAAAGGCATACATCCAACATAGCCCTCTCATTATCAATTCCAGCAAGGAGTTTGCGAGCCTTGGCTTCACCCAATCCCTTTACACCCTTCACATTATCAGATGTATCACCCTTTAGGCATTGCTCGTAGAACAAGCGTGTGCCCTCTAGGGCTGTCTGTGTGATGAATGTATCGGGCTTAATCCACCGCTTTGCTTCAGGACCTCCCTGTATCTCCCATTGAAAGTGCTTGCCTTCTATTTGCAAAAGGTCTTTGTCCAATGAACAGATAATCGTGTCAGCAGTTTGGTGGATTCCAAGGGCATCATCAGCCTCAAGATTATCAGGTGCAACCTCAGCACATAATTCCTTTATTGAGAACTCACGACACGCTTGTAACCAGTTTGGTTTTGGTTGTGTGCGGTTTGCTTTATACTCAGGGTAAACCTCTTTGCGGAAGTTTCTAGCCCCTGTGAGAAAAGCCCTATACTCTGTTGTTTGCACCTTAGTAAGAATGTTGTCTAGTAGTTCCTCTACACGATGAGTGGCAATAGACAAGTCTTCATTCTCTGAACTAGCAGCACATCTATATACCACTAAATCCATATCAATTAGAGCTATCATATATAACCTCGTGTAAAAAAATACAACACCCAACCCCTACCAACATACCTAAGAAAAAGGCTGTGCTATAACAAAGGATATACTCTATCACACGGCACCAGCTAAGTCGGTGTCAGCGTCTTCGTCAGCACCATACTCTAACAACTTAGTAACTGTCAGGCGAGAGATGGTGGCACTTACACCCTTCTTACCCTTAAATTCCCATGCAAAAGGTTTAACTGTTGCTACGGCTAGTGAACCATTACCAATTTTGATATTGCTCGGTACTTCCGAACCATCCTCGTAATAGGCTGGGATTGGGTAAGTCGATTTACAAGTAATATACACACCACGCTCGTCTTCTGC